TAACGATGACGATATTGCCAAATTCTGGGAAGTCAACGGTGGAGTCTACGTTAATTACAGTTGCACCAACACTGACAGGTTCAAGAAGCTTGGTGAGGGGGTTTGGTTTAAACTCACCAAAGATAGAACCTGCTACATCGGAGTCTCTTGAAAATCCACCATCAATGCTAATTTGATAATATTGATACTTATCATAAGGAATCAGTTGAACATTAGTAACAGAACCTCTGGCACCAGTTTCTTTTTGAAAAATGGTAAGGTTATTGAGTTTAAGTGGATCGCCCTGTAACTTCTCAACAACAAATTCTTGAGTTACCTTGTAATCAGCGTTAGAAGGAGTTAAAAGGAACTGTGAAGGTTTGATGATTTCTACATCTTCACCATACAGAGCTCTAAACAAAATTTCATATGATTGATCAGTTCCTTTTGAAGTATAGAAACTATCAGAATTAAAAATAAAGTTTCTTGCATCAAGACCCTTGGAAAAACTTCTGTCCTGGAATCCAGGAGTTATTTGAGTCTTGAGTTTAGTGAAAAATTGTTGAAGGAAGAGAACATTTAGATTTTCAACCTTTGTTCCAATAGTATGCTCATCTATCTCTGTCTGAGAGAAGGTAAGTTCATCGGGAGAACCAGTGGTGATATATGTTGTAATACCACTGAATCCTCTTCTACAGTTCTGAAATACGGTATCAGTCTTCGACTCGTAAAATATAATCTCATCGTCAATTTTAATTACACCATTCGTGTCAGAAAATCCAAGGGTGGATTTTACAGTTACATCTCTCTCAACAAAATCCAGATCCTCATCGAGAGTTGTTTCAGTTACTAAGTTACAAAGTTCCTCTACTTTTACATATTGATCGATATTATTGATGATATCTACAGGACCACCCTGGTGCTCCTGAGAAACGTAGTATTGCTCAAGAAAATTTGTTAGAAGAGGAAAGTCCTCTCTAACATACCTAGGAACTTGACTGGATACAATTTCCTGAAACTTTACTCTATCTACTGTCATTTTCTATTAATAGGATTAGTAACCGGAACCGCCACCACTACTGGATGGACTTGATGAGGGCATGCTATATGGAGTTCCACCAGGTGTAGATGGTGCACTTGGTGTAACACCAGGTGTGGTAGAAGATGTGGTAGTAGAGGTAGTTTGAACGGCATCTACACTGCCTGTAACAATAGGTGTGCCTCTTACCAATTTGTTGACTCCGTAACTTGAAGATACGATATAATTTGTTCCTGAGATGTCATTTCCTGAAGAAATGTTATCAGCAACTACGTCAACTGTTGTATTATTTACATCCAATTGTAGGAAGAGATCTTGGAGACCAATCACATCATTTGACAGTGGATTTGCAGAAACTTCGATAATTGGAGAATTTCTATTAACAACGGTCGAAATAACATTAATTGGATTTAGTCTAATCTCACCTTTCTTATAATCGATAGTGCCGATATTTTGTTTGACGATGATAGGTTCTGTCGGTGAATTAAGTTTAAACAGAAATACAGTTCCTTTCTCAAGATTACCAGTTGGTTTATCACCCATATAAACAACTCCACTGATACCACTTACAGTAAAACCAGTTGACCTAATATTGTATCCAAGTAGATTGCCCTGGAATACAGCGGAGTGCCCATGATTCTTCACATGGAATTGATTACCAAAACATAACTCATACTCAGCAAACTGATTAAGTTTTGCTGTCATATCTCTTCTCATCTGAATGGTCGTGATATTTGAACAAACAGATTCATGACTAGAGTCTACAATCTTTTGGAATTTAGAATACTTAAATCTAGCTCCAAACTGATTGAGATCTGAGGAGTCGGCATAGTTGGTAATATTTTTTATAACGACACTTTTAACAAATGAAGGTGATGGTGCTTGGTTTGTGTTGTAATAAGTCTCACAGTCAGCTTCAACATACAGATACTTAAGGTCAATAATTTCCGCTCTAATACCGGCTACTGAGAATTTCTTAATCTCCTGTTGTAGATTCTGTTTGATGGCACTGGAGAGGAACACACCGTTAAATGGTTTGATACTAACAAAGACCTTACCGAACTGTGGAGGAGTAAGATCTTCACCACCAAAGGCAGATACTGACTCGGCTTCAGGATAGACTTTAGGAATTAGTGCCTCATAGTCTGATGCAGTTACTGCTCTATTCTGTGATGCGTAGATTTGTGGTGCATATTTCTTGACTGACTCAACAGATTCAATAGCCTTACCACCACCTGATGCCTCTTCAGTCGAAATAATTGATACACCAGAACTAATTGATGCTCCGTTATTATCTACTAAGTTACCAATAAAGTTAAAGTTTGAAATATTATTAGCTTCTGAACCATTACAGGTGATGTAACTTGCCTCAACAAAGTTACTATTCTCAAGTTTTACACCAAAAATTCCATCACCGAACAAGAGTTCATATCTTTCTTGACTAATCTCTTGTAGGAAAAATGCTCTTGTATCTTTGGTGACATCAAAAAGACTCTCAAACATATCAAACTTTCTTGATACAGTAGATCCTTCAGTGTCTCTTACAATTACAGAGATCAGATCAGTATCAATACCTGAGTTTGGTAGAATGAACTTTTGATTGGGATTATTACTATCGACCGTAAATGTTTGGTTTACATATGTTCCTTCAAAAATCTTGATATTAGTAAATCTAGCTCTTCCGTCAGAATTGACTTGAGCAGTGATATCATTAGGAATAGAGAATATAAAGTTCTTAGTTCTTCTAACACCGGTTGATCTTGAGGTGGCTACTACACCAGCCTTGAGTGTTACTGTGACTGCGGTTGTATTACTAACATCTACATCAAAACTAACTCTGGCACAAGAGGATTTTCTTGATCTAGGGACATACCCAATATTGCGTGCTAGAGACACCACGTTCTCCCTCAGCGTGGCGCTATCGATGAATACCTCATTAGATACCATATTGGCATTATATGAGGTGATATAAGTGTTATATGCTAAGGTATCGATGATCGTGGTCAGGTTTGAACCTTCAAAATCATAATCCGTGAAATTTGAATTTGCACGAAGATAATCCTTGATGGACTCCTTTACCTGATCAAAATCTAAGTTACTAAAATTGACTAACGGCATTTACCTAGTGGGCTGTAATGCAAAGGTTAATTGTTGTGGTAGAACATCAATTCCGATAATGTCATAATTGATAACAACATCAAAAGCATTATTATCAAAATTTGGTGTTACTTTAACGCCAGTCAAATCAACTCTAGGTTCAAAGTTGTTAATAGTAAATTCAATCTCAGTCTGTATTGAACTTGCGGTCAATGCATCAAGATTTTCAAATAACAAATTAGTTACGTTACTTCCAACAGTGGGTGCAAAGGGTTTCTCACCAGGGATAGTAAGGATAAGATTGCGAATAGAACGCGAGATTGCATTCTCATTTTTTAAGATAATCACATCAGAATTGATAGGATTGATCTTAAAAGATGCACTTACGTCTTTGAAACCCCGACTAACTCTTTGGACAGGCACTTAATTAATATACAACAATTCTCAAGTATTTAGACGGAGTTTTGTAAATTATTCAGTCAACATTTCAGTAGTATCTTCGTTCTCCCAGAAGTCTTTCCAATCTGCCTCACTAGCCTCATAGAATCCATCCTCACGAACCTTCTTACGATTCTTAGGAGTCTTCTGATCGTTATTGATTTCTCTTAGGAAGTTTTTGTTATCCATGCCCTTTTTGATTATTTATTGTATCAATCACGGTATTGTAGTCTCCTTCAAGCACATCTTTAAGATAATCCTCATCCCAGGAGTCGTAATAATTTGCTTTTGCCAACTTTTTTCGTGCTTCTGTAAGATCTTCTCTGGGTTGAACGAGAACTAAGTTATATTTTCCGTTATTTGATTGGACACCATTGATAAAAGTGTCTTCATTTCGGTGATCCGGAAGAAATTTGAACTCTTTATACTGTAAATTGTAATTTTCAACGGCTTTATAGAGTGTATCACAGTCGTGATGGTCCTCAACGATGTAAATTATGACATCAAAATCGTTAGAAGGCACAATATCGTGCAAATTTTCTTCAAAAATTGCAAATTTTGCCGTTGAAGCAAAGGGACATATCGAAAAATTGCCTAATTCAGGCCTAATTTTTGATAAATTACGAATCCATTTGCGAATATGTCTCTTTTTATTGGGGATCAGCATATCTTCCATCTTGAGAGTGATATGTATCGATAGGATTCTCAGAGGTGCCGTTGTAATAATCAATGTTATTATAGACATCTACCTCTGGATTTTCACGTTCATCGGGTGTTGTCCAGAAATAATCGTCACAATCACCCAATCTACCCCAGTTAGTATCATTTTCAGTCTGGAAAATACGTGTTGATACCTTGAAGTCAGGGATTTTGGGATCTTCAGGAGTCATAGAGGTATCGTAGATACGACATCTATTGTTTGGATACAATGCAAATTGACCATTTCTGAGTTCAATCAGATTAAATGACTTATGTTCATCAGGAAGTTCACTAGTTGACGCGTCAATCTGGTCAAAATCACCATGATAGTTGTCCAGAGTACAAATATAAGTTCCTTTCATGTTACCATGATGCCGAGTTCTAATCTCCCATTCCATTGGAGCTACAAATTGTTTGACGATTACGGTGAAATCATAATCCATACAATTCCAGAATTGAAGATTGAATAGATCCATATCAGGATCTGGAGTTTCTGGTTTACTTACAAAGGCACTAATGGGCAACTTATCAAACATTGCACCGTATTCTGGAAGATAAGTTTCAAAATAAAATGCCCTACCTTGGATAGATTTGGCCGATACCCATAAACCTTCTACAAATTCACCGAATCCGTCCTTAAAGTCACGAAGATACTCTCTTCTGACATATACTTTCTTGGTGGGTAGATTTGCGATTAATTTTGCCATGTCTTAAAAAATTGCGATACTTCATAACCATCTAACTCTGACTTATAATCAGAATCTTCACCCAGATAAAAGTAATCATATCCAAGTTTTTTATATATTGCGCATTCATTCTTCAGAGACTTCTTACCCAAATAAAGTTTAGGAGTCTGATAATCCCATGCAAATTGATCGGCAAAGACAGAATTTACACTGTCAAAACGATAAACTAATGAAAATGCTGCTAATCGATCACCATCATAATACCCGACGATATCAGAGTTATTCTGTTCAAACTCTTCACGAAAGATTGGTATGACGCTATCAAAGTCTTTATATTTACAATACTTGCGATAAATCTCAAAACACTCATCATAAAAGGAACTATCAAGAAGTTTGTAATTAGAAACCTCCTGATAGTTTGTGTCCTTTAAACGGATTCGACAAAACATCGATATATTGTATCTTCAGTTATTTACCTACCTTGACCACGATAACGCTTTCTCTTGGGTCTACTTGAAGTAGCCGCAAGTTTAGTGTGCTTACCCATTCCCTGCCGAGTCTTCTTCGGTTGAGATTCGATCATGGTGTCCCCTGAGAGGGATTTCTTTACCTTGGCCATCTTACCTCCTATAAGGTTCAAAGTAGTTTAAAACTTCATCTATGTGAAACACATAACATGGAGCTGTTTTCTTCCCATAGTATAACATCTTTTGGATTCTATGGGAACCATCCATTGATCTATATTTCTTACCTGTGATCGTAGTAGTACCTTCTAATAAGATACCAGGATATGTAGTATCGGCTAGTACAACACGATCTCCATTACAACATGGACAATTCATATGGTCCATGACTTCATTATAACCAAACTTCTCTGCTTGATACCATTGGATATCATCAATAGGAATATCTTGTAACCTATCTGGATTACGCATCCAATTCAGTCTTCTTAACCGAATACGATATCCCTCACCCACCTCTGGGATATACCAAGTGGTTTCATCCTTCCAACCAGACTTATCATAATGTTGAAAACAATCACGTTTATTATAAGGTGAGAAAAGGTAGGTGTCATACCAGGGTTGATATCCATAAAGACGAATACAATCATCTTGGATATCATCCACACAATAAACATTCCCTGGAATCAACTCAGGGAACTGAGAGAATCCATCAAAGAGGACTAGTTGGCCTTTGTCCATTTACAGGTTCTCCTAATCGTTTACATTTTTCACATTTAGGTCCATTACAACCCCAACCATTGTGGCAGTCATTACATCCTCGACCACCACATTCATTACATACCCAGTGATATTCTCTAGATGACACGGGTCTTTTCATGACCAACACGAACCCGTGGATCACACCAGATCTCAAATCCAGCTTCGATTGCATCAAGACAGAACGACACATCTTCACCACACATATCCTGAACCGCACCAGACTCAAAGACTTGCATCTTCGGCGCGAACCAAGGATACTTCATCTTTTCGTGCTCAAAGACACCATGCTTAATCATGACCCAACCGAACCCAGTATAGTCAACAGTGAAGGGTTTCTTTCTCTTAGAGATACCATCAACCATTTCATGATTCATGACACCACCATTGTTCCTGAAGTCATCTTCTTCAAGCCAATGTGCTACAGAGGTTGTCCGCCCGTCTTCAGTCGAATACCATCCAGCCACAATAGATCGCTCGGTCCCATCCTCACTCAAGGCCATATCACATAACTGCCAAAACTTCTCAGTGTTAAAAATAATATCAGAGTCAATCCACAGTTGATAATCATAATTCAGCTTACCGTCCCACGGAATCTGGTCCGGCCCTCTCAGGACATTGGCGCCGAGACACTTACATCGTGCGAAGTTCACCATGGATGAGTAATCCTGACTGATCTGGATACTCATCTGATTTTGTACAAGATCAAAACAGAGTTGTACAAAGTTTTTCATGAATGCATATGAACACCCTCTACCGGGTAGACAGAAGACAATTGCCTTACCCCTCATTCGTTCTTTGATCGCCTCGATGTCCCACTCAGGACCCTTGTCCTTTTTCTTGGGTGTCGAAGCCTTTACTGTAAAACCTTTAGCCATGAAATAGAATCACTCCGTTCACTTCACATTATACTCGGATATTTAGTGAGTGTCAAGGAGAATTGTGAGACCTGACTAGTTACTGATATCCTCTCTTTTCTCTAGTGGTAACACTACCTCATATGAGAGATCTTCAGTCGTATAGTCAGTCTTCACCAGGCCAACGAGATTCTGTAAGGTATTCCAGCTACTCTCAAAGTTTTCTTCTGTCAAACTATGAAGAATTACTTCTCCTTTTAAGTAAATGTGATATACCTTTGAAACACTCATAGGGCCCGAACCTCCCAGGGGATTTTTTTATATAGAAATTTTTTTTTATCTGGCAATAATATAAGGCCGTTTGGGGACCTTTGTAGGTTAGTGCAGCCGGTTTTTAAAACAAGGGGGGGCCCTTTGCTCGAAACATAATAATACCCAAGACCCCAAATAACAGTCGCTTTCGATATACAGCAATTCTACCATATAAGGCCACAGACTGTCAAGAACTGTGGCCCTAGTGTTTAACTCATGTTTCTCAGAATGTGAGCTCCTGGAGTGTAGGTTGAGGAGCGTCTGAGTTAGATGCAAGAACCTCAAGGATCTGCAGGATCTCATTACCATTGGCGCCTTGCTTAAGCATACCAATCATCACTTCTTTTGTCATGGTGTTTTTGTTAGGAACTGTGAGCTGTTGTGTGTAGTTTAGAGTCATTGCGGACTGTGTATATCAGATCAGTGCTTTGCGCTTACGTGATACCTGAGAGGGGAGCACAGTGACTGTTACCTTGGCCTGTGGATTAGCGCTCTTTACTGCGTCTATGGTCTGTAGCAGTTGGTGATACGTGGTCATGGGGTAATAGCCCTGTGTGTAATACTGTGGACCTTTAGAGGTGAGGCATTATAGCGCCCGTCATATAGCGGCCCCTTATATAAGTCGAACTGTAGACCTATAAGTTCTCATAAACCCTCGGAGGAATTGTGACAGATAAGGAATAGTGATTTGACAGGATTAGGGGGTTGACAATGGACCTTAAGGCCTGGTAGAATACGGCCTAAGATGACTATAAGGATCAGGCATTATAGGGTCTTCAGAGATACTAGCGATACACTTTGTAGCACCTTTCCAGTTACTCTTGCAATCATTAGCTTATATTTAATTAAGCCTTTTTTAATCGTTTTTATATCAAAACCTAGTATTTATCCCTATATTTTAGGGGTAAATCTTGCTTACAGTCTGATACTAACTCCTTTAAGGATAGTGCACTATTGTATAACCTTTCCTCCTGTAATTGGGACTTAGTAGGGATTGGATCATGTGGACGATAAGCGTATATGATCGTATGTAATTTCGCCTGTAATAAGGGATCGATTTGTGCATGTCTAAGATGGTGAATTTGGTGATTCAATAGAGAAGATAATTACAGAAGAAAGTAACAGTGTAGCTGTAGCTAATAGCATCACATCGTTGGTGGATTAGGTGGGTTGAGTATCATGTAAGCTATAATGATAGCTATACAAACTTGGATTGTAAAAGGGCTGATTGCCGAAGGCATTAGTGACATTCACTTAGATGGCGTGTAATCTATGTAGCTCGTGATAACAAAAGTCTTTCAGTTTCTTGTCTGTAGTCGTATGAAATGCAGTAATCATTCGGTTAATATAATCTTGACGAGTTGTAATATGAATAACGTCTTTCTTTGATTCTCCGATTTGTGATAGTTGTGAACCGGCGCGTGATTTAGGGCGTCCAAAGTTACCAGTGACATTGCCTTGAGTTCTCAGTTTTGGTTTAATTCTTGAGAGGTTGGAAGATGTCATGATGGTGTGAGTTAGTGGCAATCAGATGGCGGACTTACGGCGACGAGTGACTTGAGACGGAAGAACAGTTACTGTTACTTTTTTGTTTGATTGTTGTAGTTGGTCGATAGTCTGAAGCAACTGTTGTGTGGAGCTCATGTCGTTTGTGTGGTTATACTATAGGAGACATTTGAAGGTGAGTAACTTTATCAGACAGGATGATGAAAAGGAACATATGGGTCACGAAGTGGCTTAAGTTCCTCTACTTTGTTGTTTGTTCGTTGTATCGAATCATCCACAACATATTCCATAATATCAGCGGGATC